ATGAATCATGATTTGTATCCGGAGACGATTGATAATCGTTAATTATTCCGTTGTGTGATACGGAGTGTGAAACGAAGTGGAGTCACAGTAAAATCCGAACATTTAGCGTCAGTTTTAGGCGGAAATGTGACCCGGTCACAATTTGGCGGCCCTCTTGTGACCACACCGTGACCGAAAATATATAAATGTGTGACCACGATCCCTGTCTTTTTAGACGGGGATTTTTTTTTGTTCGATTAGTTTTCAACATGATTATATGAGGTGATGTTTAGTTATTGTGCGATATTTGCTGCGCGTTTTGATTCGTTAACGCCTCGGTAGCATCTTCGTGCGTTAGTTCGTCGTGTTGTTAGCGAATAGCTTCGTTCGTGTTTCGTTAAATTTAGTATTATTCTACTGTTTTATGTTCGTATTTTAGATATAAAAGGCAAATTTTCTTTAGTTATATCAATTTAATTTTCGTATTTTTGTTGAAAATGATTATTTGAATGCCTATCCTTTCTAATGAAAGGAGTGTTTGAAAGTGACAAAAAAGAAGGATATTTTCACTGTCAAAGAGGACTTAACTGAGTTATCTAATTTAATACATAAATTGAGTTCATCCAAATCTTTTAAGGGCCGTACAAAGATTGAAAAAGCTCTTATTACTGTATTGAGGCAAATGGAGGTTGCGGGGAGTAGGAAGCGAACGATGAGTGATTATCGTCTTCACGTAACAGACTTCATGAACTCAGAGAGCCTGACATTTTTGGACGAAATAACTACTGAATCAATTTATTTATGGCTTGAAAAAATGGATGTCAGCTCACAAACAAGACTAATACGTCTAAAGTGTCTGAAGGCTTTTTTGACCCGCTGTTTTGATAATGGATGGCTTGAAACGAAGTTTTGGAAGAGCATTAATATAAAAGTTGACAAACAAATTAAAGAAGGGGCTGCAGAGCAGGATATAAAAATACTTTTATCCGTACTAGATTTAAAAGATTTTGTCCAATTGCGCGATGCTACGGCTGTTCTCCTTATGTATAAAACGGGGATTCGCGTAAGTACCCTGGCAAACCTCGAGGAAAAACACATTGATCTCTCAGATAAATTACTAAGATTGAACGGAGATATTCTTAAGAGTCGCGAATCTTTATTGCTACCGTTCGATGATGTACTTACACGCATGCTAGACGTTTTAATGAAGCAAAACAAAGCCATCCGATGTCAGTACCAAAAGGATAATAACTTCGTTTTTATTACGAAACAAGGTGGACCTATCGCGACGGGACCATCAAACAACAACATACAGAAGCGTTTAAATAAGTACGCTCGTGAGTATGGATTGAAAAATATTAATCCGCATGCTTTACGAAGAGGTTTCGCTAAATCATTACTTGATAAAGGCGCTAGATTAGCAGATATATCAAAAGCGCTCGGCCATAGCGATCTTTCCGTAACAACACAGTATTTGTATCTAGATAAGAACGAAGTATTGGAAAATCTACGGGAATTTTTATAAAAGACGCCGATTATTCAGCGTCCTCTTCCGTTTCTTTTACTTCGAATAATTCTTCGTATTTGGCTCCGGTTGCTTTCATTATCGATGCTACATGCCAATCGTAATGCCTTTCGGAATCATCGAACCGAGAAATCGACGCCTGTGGAACGCCGGATCTCCGGGATAATTCGGATTGCGACCACCCTAATTTCGAAAGAACCGCGCCAAGACGAGGCTTTACCGTAAGTTTCATTTCGATCACCTCACGTTAATTATAACGGAAAAACTATTCGGAATGTCAGCTTTCGCCGCCTCACGCGCGACCCTCCAAACGCTTTACAAAACTTTACGTAAAGCAACGTAAAAGTAACGTAAGGCCAAGTATATCGCGCATTTATTCAATCGGATGTAAAGTCGGATTTTATGCAATATTTTAGTGCGGTAAAGCGTATGTGAAACGTCATGAACCGCGGTATATCAACGATGTATAAAATCGTGCATAATCAAGAAAATACGGGAGTTCACAAACCTAGTAATATCAAAGTTTATACGATGCTGTAACTTCCTCGAGTGGTGATTATGTAAACTGTTTTTGAATATAACATACAGCGATATACGAATGAGCTAAGTAGTTAGAAGGAGCTAAATCGGTATAAATATAGCCTGTATGAAAAACGAAAAGGGGGCGGGGGAGGAAGAACGAAAAGCCCGGGCGCCAGGCACATTTTAAACACATATATTAAAAATTCACTTTGACTTATGAAAAAAGACGCCGGTTTATTCAGCGTCTTCCTCTATTTCGAATAGTTCCTCGACTTCTACTTCGAGCGCCTTCGCAATCGAAAAAACGTGCCAATCTTCGTGGCGAGTGTTCTTATCGAATCGCGAAATCGAACATTGCGGAACGCCCGATGCTTCCGATAGTCTTACCTGCGTCCACCCCTTCGCCTTCATAACGGCGTTAAGACGCGGCGTAGCGTTTAACTTCATTTCGATCACCTCTGCGACTATTATACGTTATTTTAAAAGAGCAAGAATAGCTTATTGAGTGTATTTTAACGCTCATTTTAGATTTTCTCTCCTTGTCGATACATGTTATAATTTACCTATACAGAAGCAGGAAATTTAGCAGAAAGAGGGTAATTAGGTATGGGATACAATTATATTGTGACACTCTTAGTATATTCAGAGATGGAAGGAGGTACTAATCCTAGTTTTTGTTTCGATAACTTTGAAGAAACGACTCACTTTATGAATACATGTTTTAATAATGATTATGATGTCTTAGTATCAAGAGTTGATTTGGAAGAAGGGAAAAGTTCAGTGGGGTAATAAAAGGTTATAGACTATACTATATCTGCCAGAAGAAAATTCTAGAGATAAAGACGCCCGCAAAGGCGTCCTTTTTGTTTTATGCACTTCTAACAACGCCTTCTAACGGACTCGTTCCTCGGGGCATACCAATCGCTTCACCGCTGGATATAGAAAATTCTACTTTTTTACGTTAAACAACGCAATCAGCGCCGTCCCTCCCAAGTGTCCATTAAATGAACATCACAAAAGCACTTTGATGCATCAATTATTAATATGTTTTCTTATGATAAGTGAAATAATGATATAAATTAAAGTAATTAAAATAACTGAGACTATAATATTATGAACTATAAATGAAATTACAAACAAGATTATTAAAATAACTAGGCATAATAAAAATATTTTGAAAGAAATTCTTTTATCAAAGAAATTAAACACTAATCCTATAATCATCATTATAAGAGCCATTGTGCAAAAAAACGCTGCGGCATCCTTTGGAGTTGTAGTATTGACTATTCCAAATAAAATGACATACATAATAATTGCTGTCTTCCATACAGGTTTAAATATTAATAACAAGTTTTCTAGAAAATTAGAAAATTGATTACTCATTTTTGTAGTTTTTGTGGGAGTGTGTTCTGTTTTTAGTCTACTTAGGTTATTAAGAGCAATCGGCTTAAAATCTTTTATAGAACGTTTATCCTTAGAAAGCAAATTTAGAAACTCTTTAGAGGTGTCCTGATCTAAAGTTGAAAGGTACCCACTAACCGTGGCGTAAAACTCCGAGTCACTAATTTTATTTCCGAGTGCTAATTCTAAATGTTTTAGAATATCGGCACAGGCTGCTTCAGATTGTTTAATACTTTCTTTGTGCAATAACAGTTCAGAGTCTTCACCGTCTTTTATTTGTTTGTATAGCCAAATAGATACTATCAATATTGAAGTTGCTACTAAGCTTGTCAAGGGATCTCCATCAAAAACATCTGTTACTTGTTTAACAATAGTATCCAAAACATACCCTCCTTTATTTTTGTATTATACCTTCAATTGCTTCGGATATCGTGGTCCATTTTTCATGTCCGCGAGCTACATGCGTACCTTTGCCTGCTACTGTCGCGTATGCTTCGTATGTATTATTGGCTTCGAATACTCTCACCGATAGATCCCTTTCCTTAAAGAGTAGCCATTCTTGTTTTTCTCCTTCAAATATCATGATTATCTCCTTCTACTTCGATTAAACTTATAATCTCGTTTATATCTTCAATGTCTAAGGCATTTGCTATACGTTCAATATGACCGAAATTAATATTTTGCCTCTTACCATTTATTAGTTCACTTAACGCTGCATGTCTTATTCCACATTTATCAGCAAGAGATCTGAGCGAAAGACCCTGCTTTTCCAAAAGATCCCCTATATTAACATTAACTTTTTTCATTATTTAACCTCCAACTGTATTTTTTTCTTGACTATACGCAATAGCGTACCATATAATTGTGAACAAGGTGGTACTTGAATGCGTAACGATTTCAGAAAGGGGTATTTAAATGAAAAAATACAAATCAATGGATCTTGGCGAACAATTGATGGAGGTAATTGGAGAATGAACGTTTACTATAGAAAAACTGTTGTGGGTTGGTGGAATATTTATCCGGCAGGTTCAAACGATCTTTTCGTAAATCTTTCGCCAGAGGAATTCTTTACGCTCTTGCCTCAAGTATCCCGAAAAGCATTTGCTGGTTGCGCAGAAATTAAGCCCGAGTCAGCGCAAGAATTATTCGGTGAGGAGGTGCGGTCGGCATGACGAAAAAATTTAGTCCGAAGAAGGTGAAAATTCACTGGCACGGAGTCGCTTTTGATACGGGGCTGCCGATACACGAGGTATCTGAAGCCTGGTTTATGAGTCCCGACATCATCGGAATATATATGGGAGACGATGAGCTCGCATTTTATGAAGTTGACCGACTGAAGAGGAAGCCTGACGGTTTTCACTTGTACGAGGCTAATCATCCACGCTTTTTCATGATAGGAACGTCGAAAGTAGGCACAGATCTTTCCAAAATCGATTTTCCTGAACTCGCAAATATGTCATTTATGGATTTCATTCGGATTGGTTTCTCACTAGAAAGGGAGGGTTCACGATGAATAAATACAGTGTTTCTAAATCAGCAGTGAAAACGGCGATAGCTCGTCTCGGTCTTACAAAAACGCAAGCACCAAACGTATTGCCGAAATATGCTCAAGGCGCCGCGTTCGTTTGGTCTCTCGATTCTACAAGCGGAAGCCAAGCCGTTTACGACAACTATAACGAAAGAGTGCGCCTTGTAATCGCCGAGAACAGCACCGTATTAGATGTTTTCCCCATTGATTATGCGCTACAGTCACCGCACAACTTATCGGAAAAGGTAAGACAATCGCTTAAGGAGTCGACTAAAGAGACTTTGATCGCGAGAAGAGACGAGACCCACCGCAAATGGTGCGTGGTAGAGGTCGACTTTCACGCAAATAGTCACGAGATCGCTAAGGTGCGGCTTGCAATGATCGACGCGAAACTTGAGGAGCAGGCGAAACTAAACAAACGCTTGGCGGATCTTTGCGCTGAGAACAAACGGCTTCATATCGAACGATCTGAATTGCGAAAAGAGAGAACCGAGTTAGAACGCGCACTTGTACCTTACATTTGAGAATTGAGGTGAAAACCGTGTATAAAATAGGCGAAACTGTGCGATATTGGGGCGTTAAAACAGGCGGTCTTATGTGGCTTTCGGCGGAAGCTTTGACCGGTAAGATAATCGGCTGGCAGTGCGAAGAACGGAGTTATAAGATCGAGGGACAGTCGGGTACTATACATGACGTTCCGGAAAAGTTAATTGATGGAGGTCCGAAGTTAAAGCCGGTTTGTTACCGGCTTAATTTTTTTGTCCTTTTTCCGAAGTATATACGCATCTATAAGTGACGGAATAAAAAATTCTCAAACTGATGATGCAAATTCGAGCACAGCGATGGGTTTTACTTATGAAGGACGAAAAATTAGTGGAAAAGATGTGCCAATCCGGAAGTTAATACGCAGTTATTAATGACGCAAGAAATTTGTGCGGCATTAATTGGGCGTACATATTTCGGTTGTAAAAAAGTTTTACTTGGGATGTCGCAAAATCGAATATATCGATGGGGTTTTAAGGTGAAGGAGGCAAAAGGTTTCACCGGAAAGTGTCCGTTTTGGAAAGTTAATACGCAGTTATTAATGAAAAGGTTTTGCTAAAACGGAAGTTAATACGGAGTTTAAAAATGTCAGGAGAAAAAGTATTGAATCAAATGTCGCAAAATTCACGGTAGCCTACCCATTATATATGTGAGAACGAAAAGGTTTATAGAGTTTCCGTTTATAAAAGTGAATTTGCAGTTATTTACGAAAATGTTGTGCCAATCTGGTATCTAGCCTCGCAGTTAATGATGATGGAAGAAATTTCCCCTTAATTGTGCGGTTTGAAAAATTCACGGGTATTATCTAGTGAACTGCGCGGTTTTCACCTTACTTGCATATTGTTTTGTGAAAGATGTCGCAATACTGGCTACTACCTACCCGTTATATAAGTGAGAAATAAAAACACACAAAACATTGTGTGTGAGGAGGATAAGTAAATGGAGCAATTTAAAAAGTATTTGCCTAATGATAAGACTGAATTATTAGAACAAACAAACTATGAAATGTATAACCTCGATCTTATGCGCAAGGTGTTTCCGCGTATTATTGGTGAGTTTGATCAAATTTATAAACGGAAGCAGCGAAAGCCACAAATTAGAGACATTATCGCTTTGTACTTTTATCTACTTTCATATGTCGATGGCAAGCATACGTTAGAGAGTGGCGAAAAAAGTGAACGCTTTGGGGCTAGCTTTCCAGCAAAACACAAAATTGTATATGACTTAGGAATTGCAGAGAAACGAATTAAGCCGCTCGTTGATATTTTGCTAACTAACGGGTTGTTACTCGAAGCGAGAGACGTTTGGGTCGGGACAAGTCGGTATAAATGGTACTTTGTTTCTTTTTGTACGAGGATCAGTGATGACGGCTATATAGTTTCGGAAGATGGAGGAAAAATACTGCCCGATCTTTCTGTTTATAAGTGATACAAGCAACAGAGGGCTGTTTGGATACATGTATAAGAGGAGATTATGCAAGAAGGTGTTAGATATCCAAGTAAACATACCAATAGAAACATAACAACGTTAAACATACCAACAAAATAATAGCGCTCAATTAAAACACTTTCGCGCAGATACTTATTAATTAAATAAATTCTATCGCGATAAATAATATCTGCAAGAGTGAGCATAAGCGAACGATTGCTTTGTTTCAAAAAAAGAAAGGAGGAAATATAAAAATGAAAATAAACCAACCAAAGGAAGAGCTCAAACAAAAAATAAACAGATGGAAAACTGAAGTCAATTCCAATTTTACGGACGCCTCCCACCTGAATCGTGAGATAGATGCTGCGCTTTCAGAATACATTCTGGCCACAGGAAAAAGCCCGATGCAATCGGGGCCAGGATTGATGAAGTCTATAAGCGATCTGCTCGTCAAGGTTCATGAAAATATCGAGAGGCTTCAAATAAAGGAACGGACCCGCGAAGAGTGGGAACGCGAGGAAGAAAAGTACATACCTCCAATGCCTTCCGAGGTTCCATCAGGATATCGAGTGTGCGCATGTTGGAATTGTAATAATGTTTTTCAGCGTCTCGGAAAAAAGAAATATTGCAGTGACGCATGCGGTCAAGAGCAAAGAGACGCGGATAAACGGTTGAAACGAACCGGCACGTACTTAGCTCCAAAACGTGACGGATATTTGCTTAACAGAGAAGAAAATGCTGGAAAAAAAGACGAAGGGAGACTCGTTTTTACTGATCGAATACACTTATATGGCAAGCGTGAAATGGATGGAAATCGTCCGTATTCTCCTCGTAGAAATACAGAAGCAAAACAGCACGGCGAAATAAAGTTTGGCCAAGTTGAGGGTAACGCAGAAGAAAAGTCGGAATATGAAAGATTCAGAGACGGTGAGAGTCCGGGTATCTTTACGGTTGATATTGCGTCTGTTCTTAAAATCTACCATACAAACGGGAAAAAACACGAATATAGTGAGAGGGATACTGGCGCGTGGTACCTCTTTCAATCTTGCATTAGTCATTCTGGCTAATGCTTTTTTTATGCCTTTTTTTCGATGCTTAGTTAAGAAAATTTAACAAGGAGGGTAGACCCTATGGAATTAACCGGTGATCAGTTTTTAAAAATTCGCCGAATTTACAGGCTATCACAAAAAGATGTAGCAGATTTAACAGGGGTTTCGGAGGCTTTCATTTGCATGATCGAAAACGGAAAGCGAAAACTTACTCAAAAAGTCTCTACAAGATTAGCAGATAAATTGGATCTTAACCCTGCTAAAGTGATTAGCCTACTTGAATTCTACGCGCAAACGGAGGTTATTAAATGAACCAGCGAAAGACCAACACGATGCGAACTAAACTTGGCCGCCTCGCCCGAAACCAATGCGCTAACTACAAAAGCAGCGGTGCCTGTGATCTTCAGCGTTGCGGTTTGTGTACCGTTGAAATCAAAACGGATTCAATGCCGGGAAATGTTTGTCCGTACTTTATGCGAAACGTTCTGCCCGCAGATCCGGCTTTAATGCGGGAGTACCTCGAATATTTACCAGCCGATCACCCGTTACAAAGCAAGTTGAACAGGGCGGGAAAATGCAAACGTTGCGGCCATCGATTCGAGCGAAAAAGTAACCGGCAACTATACTGCGCCGGATGTGCGGTTGAAAATGAAAAGGAAAACAGTCGGCGAAGGAATCGAGATTATCGAGATAGACAAAGAAAAAGAATGACGATTTAGATGTCTGTAAATGTTGATATGACGGGCTTTGTAAATGCAAAAAACGGCATCAGGCTATATCACTATTAGAATTCGATTTTTGTATCTAAAGGAGGTACATCTTTGACTAACGTCTTGGTCTACGTAAAACCTGACGAAGTGCTCACGGTAGACGCGGAAACAGGTGAGATATTGCGAAGGATTAGCGGCTGTCACCGGGACTTACTCGTGTCACAGGCGCTTTTTTACTGCCGAAATGCCGGCGAAGTACCGAGAATCGCTTACCAAAAGGAGGAAGGCGCATGTACTGCGTATCTAAAATGACCAATCATTACGGAAGTTACGGCGCATCTGACTCATCATACATTCGTGAAGCTCTAACCGGTCCTTTTTCCGACTTATTTCCGGACGGCCAGGCTTTTATCGAACTGGACGAAGTAAGACAAACGTATAAAGTGACGGACCAAGATGGCGGAGTAATCGCGTTTTCGACTATTACCCGCAGTAAGAAAGCAACGGATCTGGAGTTTAGTCGGCAGTTATTTAATGCGGCAGCCGACGTAACGAGTCATTACGGCGCTAAAAACGCGTATGTGGTTGATGGGACAGTGAAAATACCGGTCGACGAGTACGAGGCCGAATTATTAAAAGCCGAGAAGGAGGACGATGGAGAATGATTGAATGGAAAGCAAAACGATCTGAATTAGAACAGCAACTAATTGACGCGAAACAAACGGTGATTAAGTACGAGGGTACATTAAAGCCTTTCCGTACAATCACTGAATCGGAGTATCGGGACGCAAGGCGAGCAGTCATAGACCTGGCCACGCAGATATCAGACGGCGACTACGAGGCCGGACGACCTTCAGATCCATACGAAGGGATGACCGCGCAGGAACTGCGGAGTCTATATGAGGAAAAGAAAGCGAATTATAGGGGCTTTGCTGGCTCTGGTCAGGAGGCTGCGGAATTAATGCGAATCGACACTCGTATCCAGGCGCTTGAAAGCGGGGAAGCGGAGTGAACTACACGCTGTATTTAACGCAGGCCAGCGACGATCGCACAACAGTTTATTCGTACGCGCTCCACAATTACGAAGGGCTTCAGGCGTCCGGCGTATTCGTTGCGACTGGAAAACGTCGGCAGGACACATCATACTGCAGCCATATTGCGCTTCAGCGGGCTTTGAGGGAGGCGGCTAAAATGGAAGGCGTCATTTCACTAAAGGTAATCGTCGACCACCCGTTAATGAAGCCGATCATGTTCGAAACGATGGGAATCGACGAGCAAAAATATCCGGATTTATGTCGGACGACAAACCGCTTGCTGAAACGATTTGCATCACATGAACTGGCTGCGAACGAATTCGTCAGTGACGATGCGGCTTGGCAGGAGGTCGCGGTGCTAGATGAGGCGTTGGACGCCCTAGAGCAAAATAGAACGATCAAAGGACGATGGCAGATGATTCGCGATCGATTTTTTAATGCCCATAAAACGATACGGTAGGAGGACGTTAATATGAAATTTTCAAAGAAACTTACGGATAAGGTGGCCGAATTAAAGGCGCTTCAAGAAAAATATATGACTCAGTCTGAAGGGATACGTGCTCATAACGAAAAAGTGTCCGCTGAACTCACCGCGGCAGAACAGGATCTCTCGGCGGCAATTGAAGCGCTGGCAGAGGAACCGTCAGAGGAGAATCGCTCGAAAGAGAAAGACGCTAGGCGAAGGGTTGCGGAACTCCGTCTGGAAGTCAGCGGTGCCAGCGAACGTCAGACCACAGTTTTCCGTTCGAAATCGGCTCAGATTAACGACATGCAGACCGAAATATTAGAGCTTGCACGAAAGGAAATCGTTGCTAATAAAATTGCGAAGGAAGACGGAGCGCTAGAACGAATTGCAGCCGCAAAGCAAGAGTATCTGGAAGCTGCGAAAGCCTATCACGATTTGTTGATGGTTGATGGACAGCAGGAATACTATGATCTAGCGCGTGAGATAGATGCAGGCGAAAAAACAGCGAAGGAGAATGAGCCTGGCTTTAGTATCCATCATCCTATCTACACGGATAGAGAATCAGGTGCCAATAAATACGGAATTATTGAGCTGGAAGTATTCCGCGCATGGAACCGCGGGGAAATTCAATAAATAACGAGACGCCTACAAATGGGCGTCTTTTTTATTTTGAAAAACAAAGGAGCGAGACGATGAACACAGTAAAAGACATAAATGATTTGTTATTCAGTTACACAAATACATTTGACACGGATATATCGCCTGGAATAGAAAACGCCAAGAGCCGAGGACAGTTACGTAAAGCAGTGAAGAAGGCCGTAGTTTCTATCAAACAACTTGAATATAGACTTCAACGTATGGATTTCGATAAAGACCTTGAAACTCCCGTTAGTCTGATTAAATCGTATTTCAGCACAGCTTGCAAAGGCTACGAGTATATAGCCAAGGGTAACGCGTACAAAGGTGCGCAGTATGACCGCCGAGCAAGAGAGATTTACGCCGAATACTTGAGAAGGTTCGTATAATGGCAGATCAATCGATTATCGTCCGAATTGGAACAGACATAACGGATCTTACGCAAGGGCTAAGACAATCAACTCAGAGCTTAACGGAATTCGGATCAAGAATGGCCAGCATGGGAACGACGGTCGCGGCGGGATTCGGAGTGATTTCCGCAGCAACCGTCGGAGGACTAGCAGGAGCGGTTAAGGCTTCGGCTGATTTTGATACGGCAATGAGAAAAGCGGGCGCAATCGCCGGAGCAAGTGAGGAGCAGTTTAACGACATGCGAAACGCGGCTCTAGATCTTGGCGCTACTACGTCGAAATCAGCTTCGGAAGTAGCAGAAGCGATGACAGAACTTGCGGCGAAGGGTTTTGACGCTAATCAAGTAATCGCAGCTATGCCCGGGATCATAAAGGCGGCTGAAGCCTCTGGCGAGGACCTGGCGCTTACGTCGGACACTGTAACAAGCGCGCTAAACGCGTTTGGTATGGAGGCCAGCGATGCTACAAAGGTTGCAGACATTTTAACGGTCACAGCGAACAAGTCGGCCGCAGGTATGAGCGACATGTCTTATGCGTTGAAATACGCTGCGGGGCCGGCTCATCAACTCGGCATATCTATGGAAGAACTTTCGGCAGCAGTCGGTATCATGGTAGACGCCGGAGCTGACGGATCTCAAGCCGGTACAACGCTACGGGCTTCTTTGCTACGTCTCGTAGATCCTCCGAAGGCAGCGGCTGCAATGCTTGAGCGGCTTGGGGTGTCAACTACGGATAGTAACGGCAAATTTAAAACGCTTCAGCAAATTGTCGCCGAATTAAAGAAGAGTATGGAAGGTATGACAAAAGCAGAAAAAGGCGCTGCACTCGCTCGGATATTCGGTACGGAATCAGTATCCGGAATGATGGCGGTCATTTCTGCCGGACCTGTAAAGCTCGGTGAATTCACGAAAGCCTTAGAGAAATCCGGAGGTGCCGCAGCAGAAGCAGGTAAGAAAATGAAGCAGGGAATCGGCGGCGCGCTTGAAAACTTAGGCGGGGCCTTCGAAACGTTAACTATTATGATAGGTGACGAGCTTGCTCCGTTTGTGCAATCTCTCGCGGATAACATTACCGACCTGATTAACTGGTTCAATAACTTAAGTGAAGGTGCAAAGCGCTTTGTCGCGGTAAGCGGTCTAATTATCGGAGGATTAGCCGGCTTCATTGCGTTGACTGGTGCGGCAGTCGCAATCATCGGGTCACTTATTTCAGCAACCGGTACCATAGTAACGGCATTTTCAGCACTTGCAACTACGATGGGAATGACGAGCGGAGCCTTACTGTTATTGCTCGGTCAATCCGCACTCATTGCCGGAGCAATCGTCGCAGCGGTTGCAGCCATCGCGTTGTTGATCAAGAACAACGAGGCCATCCGTACTAAGTTCGAATCCTTGGCGAACACGATCGGCGCAAAGCTCGCTCCGGCCCTTGCGACGCTGAAAACGCTCTTCAGCGGACTAGCAACGGTTCTGACGGGCGACTTCGCAAGCGGTGCCGATAAGTTGCGACAGATATTACCGGAATCAGTCGTCCAATTAATTATCGCAGGCGCTACGGCCGTACAGAACGCGATTACAAATTTGATAAGCGCCGTCAATAAAGCGTTCCAGGGCGACTTCAGTTCTATCGCGCAATACATTCCGACAATCATCGGGTTGTTAGTCGGCGGCATACCGGGCTTGATCATTACGGGCGCAAAGTTTCTGCCGGCAATCGAGCAAGGCCTACAGACGTACTTGCCGACGTTCCTAAACGGATTTGTTAATCTCGTAACTTCGGTCGTAAACGCGATCACTACGAATCTACCGATGCTTGCGCAGGCCGGCGTTCAAATCATAACGGGACTGCTAACGGGATTTACGCAGGCGCTTCCGAATATTCTAACGGCGATTACGCAAGTCATAACGACTTTGATCCAGTCGATCACAACGTTGTTACCGATGCTTCTCGGCGCGGGAATCTTAATCATTACGTGGCTGATCCAGGGAATTGTCACGGCGCTTCCGGCAATCATTACGGCGGCAACGCAATTACTAACGATGCTGATAACGACAATTGTTACGTTACTACCGATGATCATTGAGGCCGGCATCCAGATTTTGAATGCGCTGATTAACGGAATTATCCAGGTTCTTCCGCAATTAATCGAGGCGGCGCTTCAGCTTATTATGGCGCTCATTGACGCAATTGTGACGAATCTACCATTGATACTCGAAGCCGGCATCCAAATTTTAACGGCTTTGGTCGACGGAATTATTACGATGCTTCCGCAATTAATCGAAATGGCGCTGTTCTTAATCGTTAGCTTGGTCCAAGCGCTGATCGATAATTTACCGAAAATCATTGACGCGGGCGTCCGTTTAATTATTGCGCTAGTTAACGGTTTGATCCAGGCGCTTCCGCAATTAGTTTCGGCAGCAATTACGTTACTTACGCGATTAGTCGATACGATCATCCGATTTATGCCGCAGCTAATCGATCTTGGAATCAAGTTACTAGTCGCGCTCGTGAACGGTTTGATCCAAGCCGCGCCAAAGCTCCTGCAGATGGGCGTGAAAATCGTAACGGATTTGGCAGGCGCAATTGGTGATAACGTGAGCAAAGTATTCGACGCCGGGGTCGATTTGATTAAGGGTTTATGGAACGGGATCAACTCCGTAAAGGACTGGATTCTCGGAAAACTAGGCGACTTTGCCGACAGTGTTACAGACGGAATCAAAAGCTTCTTCGGCATTCACTCGCCTTCTCGCGTATTCCGTGACGAAGTCGGTAAGTTCTTACCGTTAGGTTTAGCGGTCGGGATTGAACGGAATATCGGAGCGGTTCAGTCAGCGGCTGCTGCAATGGCAAACGCGGCCATGATCGACGCGCAGGATTACGCGTACAATCCGTCAATGGCGCTAACAGGCGGAAAGATGGCGAAGGTCAAGCACGCCTTCGAAGCGTCGGTAGCGAAACCAGACGAAGGGCAGCCGTTGCACATCGAGCTTGTTACCGTGATGGATGGCGAAGAGATCGGGCGTAGGACAGAGCGCTATGTCAGTGCGGAACAAGGACGGAAGATACTAATTAAAAATCTGATGCAGGGGTGATGGAGCACTAAGAGACGAAGCAGGGCGGTTGGGGCGCCGCCTTAAGCTTCGTTTGTCATATGTTTGCCACTTATAAATGAAGAAAAAATTTAAAAATATGGTGAATTAAATAATTTTTGTTAAAATAGTAATAAAGAGGCGAACTGTTAATGCTAATTTGCAAGAGAGGTGAGTGATAATGAATTTTAAGTATTTTATAGGTAAGGTTTCGCAAATTAATTTAATACTGTTTATTATTTCAGTTCTTTTTCTAGCAATTGATTTAGTCTGCAAGAGTTATAACTTGTTTAATAAAGTAATCTTTAACTTTTTTATTTTGAGAGAAATAATATCATTCATGATTTCTTTGATAATTTATAAAGCATTTTTTAAGGTTGAAAATAGATACAAAGATTAAAAGATACATCTATATATTAAGGTTGATCATTATTCGTACCGCTAGTGTTAGATTGTTCTAGTTGCCTCATTATTGTCTCTAAACTTTGTGGAAGGTGTACATTTAGATTGTCCGCATTTTCTCCTACCCTAGCTTCTTGTACATTATCTATTTTCTTGAGCAGATTTTGAATTTGTTTATTTTTTTTGAATTCTAATATTCGCCCAAGAAGTCCAGGCGTATTAATTTCAGCTCCTAAAAACTTTGCTTTCCCTCCTAAAATCCCGATTAAAAGAAATGTTGATATAACAATAACCGGAACAGCTCCTAAGAGTTCTATAGTACCGGGTGATTGTACGGATACTTTAAGATTAACCTCTTCATCATCCATTTTATTTAATTCTGTCAAGGATAATAGGTCTGACATAAAAGTGACCAAATGACTTCCTTTAATATCTCCTTTTTTTCTAACATGTAAAATTAAATGACATACATCATTTTTTATAAAGAAGTCATATAATGCCTTATCTATAAAATCAGCATACTTATCCACATTTGAAATTGTTTGTTGTGAATATATAATCCTGTATAGCTGTGGATCAAGCATTTCTTTTTTTCTTTCTTTAATCCAGTTTACTTTCCTTCTTTTTTTATATGGACACATTCCTTCATAATTAAAAGTTAAATGAGAGTTGTTTTCAATGTCTTCAATTTCATTTGGTATTTCTTCTTCATATACCATTTCATCTTCAATTATTCCAAAGTGAATATAGGTTGAATTATAAGATGGAATTAATACTACATCGCCTTTTTTCATTTCGTTTATAATTATGTTAATTTGTCTTGCGACATAGTTTTTTCTCTCTTTTGGATACTTTTCTTCCACTTTATCACTTAAAGGAATGTTATCTTTAAGTGAATCTAAGGTTATATTATTCCAACCTACTCCGATAAAGTTTCCAGATATGAAATCATTGTAATAAGCCCCTGCATTTGTTCTTACAAACCAATATCTTCTGTGTTTTGGTATCTTAGGAATTAAATCAAATAAAGCTTCCAACATTTTTCCCCCAGAATTATTTTGAATACTATTAATGTTAATTATAACTAAAAATAGAAGAAACCCAAAATTAATTGAATCAAACGAAATGAAATTTTAAGGTTTTTTTAAATGACGGAGTTTTTATAAATAACAATAACAAATTCGTAGAATAAGTGTTAGCATAGGAATGAGGGCCGCGCATCAGAAAAATTGGAGAGATGTGTATGGCTAGTATACAATTAGATAAAAAAACTGGGAAATATTATTTTATAGTGGATGCGGGTAAATCAGAGACCACAGGTAGACGTCGGCAGATTAAGAGAAGGGGATTTCCTACTAAAACTGAAGCGAAAAAGGCAATGAGGAAGGTTCTTGCTGAAGTCTTAATGGCAAAAGAATTAAAGCAAGATCCTTCTAAACAATTATTCGAACCATTCCTTGAAAATTGGTTCGAAGCTAAACGTGTTAGTCTGCGCCCTAGTACAATCGTAAACTATCGGCAGCAGATCGATTACAATATCCTTCCGTATTTAGGACACTTTAAAATTGCGGATATATCCGAAGAAGTTTTGCAGGCGTTTGTTAATCGGCTACATAATGAGCGCAATCTTGCCGGCAAAACCATCCGAGCAACTTTCGGCATAGTAGGCGAAGTATTAAAGAAATCTTCGCGAAAAGGTGCGTTTGATCTCGAAATACTTCGCGAAATAAACTTGCGACGGAAAATAAGCGCGTAGAAGTATGGTCAGCCGACGATATTAAAACGTTCCTCGACGCTCGCACACGTATCCTTAATTTAACGCGACACTTTATCGGAATGGAAATATCGGTCCTAACTGGCATGCGTTGCGGCGAGGTCTTGGGGCTTCGATGGTCAGCCGTCGATTTCGAGCGGAAGATCCTAACGATTCGCCAAACCCTTTCGAAGATAGACGATAAAGGTAATTACGGTTTGGTTCCGGAAGCCAAGACGATAAACGCGTTCCGTACCGTTAATTTGCCGGACCGTTTGGTGGCGTCACTTATTGCGCATAAAGGATTAGTCGATCATGAGCGGATCGTGCTCGGTGATAAATACGAGGACAACGATCTAGTCGTATGTACGAAAAACGGCAGCTGGGTCCATCCGAATAATTTCCGGCGTGCATTTAACGTAACCCGCGACGGTTTAGGTTTGCCGAAAATACCGTTAAAAGGATTGCGCCATACTCACGCGACATATCTCGTTAGTATCGGAGTGAGTCCGAAATTAGTACAAGAACGGCTGGGTCACGCGAATATCAAAACGACGCTCGGAACGTACAGCCACGTCTTGCCGTCGATGCAGCGCGAAGTAGCCGAAAAACTAGATCGGTTGATTGCGGAGTGTGACCGCAGTGTGACCGGATAGTGTGAACGTTGTGTGAGCGTAGGATTGACGCGGAATTTAAGCCCCATATAACCACGAGGACTGCATGAATATCATCATGAATGACTTGATTGAATTAATGGACCCGCGCTACATCGAAGTATGGGGCAAATTCACGCCAAGAGGCG